TTTAGGCATACTTGTAGTATCTGCAAGTTGACCAAAATATTGTTCTTTTGCAATCTCAATAAGAGCTTTCTTGTCATAATGAAATTGATTTAACTGAACACCAATTGAACTGTTCGTACCGTCACCATAGATTCTTTCTGAATCGTTTGTAGCTTTATTAAAAGGCATTTTTTTTCCTTATTTTATTATAACCTAGAGACCAAATCGAGCTTCATGAACTCTTCATCACTCATCTCTAACGGGTCATTAGGTATCTGTTTGTTAGACTTGGAAGAAACAGTCTTCGAGTTAGACATAGCTACTCGTTTACGTTTCGTATCCTTGACGACTTCTCTCTTAATAACTTTTTTACCGTTATTACCTTTTTTGTTGCTATTGTTCTTGTTTGGTTTAGAGTTCTGAGTTTCCAGATTTTTAGCTTCCTCTTCTGCCATAGATTTAACAACGGTGACATATGCATCTATATCACTTACGTTTCTACCTATTGTTCCAGTTTGTCTAGCGTAATCTACATTGCTCATAACTTCATCATATAAACCAGACTCAACATCTGCATTCAGTAACCCAATATATTGTGGATTATCTGAAATGAGAGCAACACTATCTTTATCAAATTTATTAGATAAGATATCAATAGTTTTGTCATATGATGGACTATCTTTAATTGATTCCAACGCTTCTTCCAACTCAATTTGAGCTTCTGAAGCGAGAACATTAGATGGTCTATATCGCTTACTTTCTTCTGGGTTGAATTTATCTTCATCTTGAAAATCATCTACATCAAAACCAGTCTCAGCAATAAGACGTTTAATCGCTTCTGGTTTTCCAGCTTTAAGTTCCATGAGGAAGTTAAAGTCATCAATACCATTAGGATTCTCAATAATTCCAGCATCTTTCAATGCCTTCATATATGGTTTATACATCTTAAAGCCATGCATTTTGTTGTAGTAATCAACACCCATTTGAATGTTAGCTTTGACGTGCTTTGAATCTTTCATCTTAACTTCACGACCACTGGCTTTAATCGGAGACATAATATCATCATAGAATGCCTGCAACTCTTCCATAGTCATTTTGCCATTGGATTCACTCGTAGGTTGTTTCTTGTCATCATCATCAGATTCATCAGATTCTTCAGATTCACCATCCTCTGCATTGTCAGGGTTGTCTGTATCATTTGCTGATTCGTCTTCATCCGATTGACCTTCATCATCGCCCAAAGTATCTTCATCTACATCGTCATTGTTTTCATCTTGCGTCTGTTCAGTGACACCAGCAAGTTCCTCTTCACTTGCATTTAAAAAGTCTTCATCAGACATACCAAGTACATCTGAGTTATCAGATTCTACTTCACTATTATTTTGTTCTGTAGTACTAACTTCCTGCTCTTCAGCAGCCTCAATTAATTCTTCTGACATCTCAATCTCCTACTTATAGATTTTCATCTCGTAATCTATCTAGCTCTTCTTCACTAGATTTAATACTTTGAGCCATTTGGCGACCAAGACGTTGCATATTGATAAGATGGTTTCTAAAACTAGAAATACCAAGCATATCGTTATGTAAATTCTTTTGACTTTCCGGGTCAGACATTTCTGGGTCAGTCAATAAACCAACTAATCGAGCTGGTTCCTTCTCAAAATATCCTTCAACTACAACAAGTTTGAAATCTGGATTATTAAGTAATCGAACAATAGCTTCAGCTTTATCAACTGCTTTTTGTGCAATCTCAATAGATATTTCTATCGAATGTTCTGCACTTGCATTTGTAATCTCATTGGCTAGTTCTTCTTTGGTTTTAGCTTTACTCATTTTTTACTTTTCCTTTTGTTAGTTTTAATTTGCGATACGATTATATCATAAGTGCCAACTACGGTGTAGTTGACATTGCATCATCGAGATTTTCTGATGGATAATCCATACCCAAAGTATTTTCCAATTGAGGCATATCTTTTGCAAATACATTATCTCCAGACGTATCTGGCATACGATGCTTCAGACCACGACTTGGAGTGTCTGGACTTAGCAATGAATCAGCACCTTTTTTGTCCAATTCATTAGCAAGTTTTTTGTCCTCCATCTCCAAGTTTTCTTTATGCTTCGTACCATTTGCTTCTTGAAGATATTTAAGGTCTTGATTATCTGAATTGCTCTCAAGATTTCTTGTTTTAGCTTTTTCAGTTTCAGCCTTAGCATATTTGAGTTCAGTATCAGCTTCGTTTTCAGTACCTTTAGCAACCTCATTTTTGAGTTGAGCTTCAAGTAATTGAATCTGTAGTTGTTTGATTTTCTCATCATCTGGATTCGGTTGTGGTTTAAAGTCTTTGATTTTCTTAGCAAGACCTGGCATATCTTTCAATTCTGCAATCTCAGATAAGATAATTCCACGCAACTCTTGGTCCATATTATTACCAATAGTCTGTAGCATAAACCCAAGGTCTTGAGCTTTCTCGTTATCAGCCTCTGGAGTGCTTATAGATATCGTCAAATCGTAATTACCAGCTAGAGCATCTCTACTGATTACAACCTCTTCATCGTCAGATATCTTGATTATCTCTTCATCTTCTAACAAGATAGCATTCATTGCCACTATCTTCTTTCCTACCTCTTCAAATCCCTTTGAGATTCTACGTAGAAAACCTAACTCACGTTTCGTTGTTGCATCCATAGCACTACGAACACCTGTAGCTGTAGAACCAAGTGATTGACCACTGATTCCTCCAGAGAATGCTTTAACACCTGTAAGTGATTCTGCATCAGCGTTCTGCATCTCAATCATAGTTATAGCTGATTGAGGTATTTCTGGGTATGAGCCCATGTAAAACGCTTTAGTAGGGTCAACGTCAGGGTTGAACACATAATCCTCACCACGGTCAAATTTGAGCTTCTGAGCTGTATCCAATGCATTTGCACTTATTCCCTGTTGTGCATTTGCTGATTTAGCCATAAGGTCAATCATTCCACGTGTAGTTGCACCAATGATATCTTGGTTATCTTCTGTAAACACAGCATCTGGCTCACCACCATATACGTCATTACGTTTCGGAATAAATACAATTTTTACGAATGGTGGTTTCTTATCTGGAAATGGATTCTCTTCTAAACGTATCATAGTTGAACCAATATAAGTAGCAACTATAGGGACTGTCGTTCCATCACCATGTATGTCCCAATTACCCCAGTATTCAGTAGCAAGTAATTCTTTACGTGCTTCATCTTCGAACTTAAACGTAGAGTTAATAATGTCATCATCAGCATATGCAAGTGCATTACTGGTTCCATCATCAACTATTTTGTCTATGTTTGAATATTTAGGGTCTATAATGAGTTGGGATTTAGATGTCTTGAATTGATAAACTATGAAATTTGCTTTTTCTATTTGACCATTACATGTAGGGTCAAGCATGACTTTATCATAATCACATATCTCAATGGTAGGTCTATTGACAACGAGTTCAGTAACTGATTCAGTTTCTATGGTTTGAATAACAATAGGTGAACCATCAGCATCTACTGATTCTGTCGCAACAATGACATCTTGTTCCATTTCTTCTTCTACGCTTTCCCATCCTACACGCATAATCGCACAACCCTCATCGACAAGGGTTCTAATTAAAGTATTCACTATATGGACTTTATCCATATCTTTGTTTATTTGCTTATTGAGTATTAAACTATTCTGTCTAGCACCTTCTTTATCTGCATGTGTTTCAGGTTCAACATTGAATAAATCATCTGTAGATAGAAAAGGTTCTTCAAGAGAAGCATATCTCCATTCGTTATGTCGTCTGATTAACTTTGGAGATACTTTACTTTTACCTTTAGGTACTTTTACTTTAAGTTTGGCATCACGAACATCTAACCATTTTTTAACATCGCTAACATGTGCATTAAAATCCACTTCAGCATCATTTACATCACGTTTTAGTTGATTTACTGTAGGAGGATTTTTCCAGTCTGCCAGTGATGATGATTTCTCATCACCAGAATCTGGCTCTACTGATTCCTCTTCGATTTGTTCTGGTTCAAATTCTTCTTCATTCACTTAACATCCTTTCATTCATGAGCGTATTATACATTTATTTCTTATGGACAATTTGCTCTTGTGTATCAGCATTGCTAGATGAAGATGTGGTATCCATTGAACCAGAAATACAGGTAAGGTTTCCACATCCATAAAATAAACTTAATGAATTAGAACTTTTACCTATAAGCATTGCTGTTTGTAAAGACGAACATCCATCAAACATTTGTCTCTGAGCAGATGCTATAGAAGTACTTAACTCTAAACTTACAGATGTTAAATTTGGATTACCATTTGCATAGAACCAAGCGTCTGTAACTTTAGGTGCAACAACTCTAGGTATTTGAGCTGACCTTGTAGAACCAAACATATTTCTAATATTTGTAGCTTCTTTTAAATCTAAGAAACTTGGAAAACTCTCAGTTACGTATGACATAAATGCTTCATTCCAATTTCTAATATGCTGATAATTTTCTAAATGAACAACAGCCTTTACATCAGATGAGTTCATAAATCTATACATATCTTCAATAAAAGAACAATCCATATAATCTAATCTTTGAATCATGTTATTCATATTACCACGTATCCATAGACTTTTTAAATCTTCGGTCATATAAAGCTTGATAACTGTACCAGGTGTTATACCTGTGCCTGAAATCTTGTTGCCGGTAAAAGGTACTTTTACTCCATCTCCCCAATCGATATCAAATGACACAGAAGCGTTACTATGTCTATGATTTAAATCAATATGTATTTCACCTGTTGTCCCGCCTACGTTTGTAATCATCATAAACAAACGTTCACGAACTGGTGGTCTTGTGTCTTTACATATTTCAAGTATATCTGTTCCATTTGAACTTACAAATAATTTACCTGTATCTTTGTTGAAACCAAGTTCACTAGCAGCTAAATCACCATTAGAAGGGTCTGTATTTGCTGTAGCATTGGTTTTTAAAATTATTTTATTTGGCATAACTAATCCTTAACCTAAATTAAATTCGGCATATGAGCCGTCTGCTTTTTTTATATACATTTTCATATCTACAAAATTCAAGATAATCTGACCTGTCACAGCATCACCAGCAGCAGGAGCTCCTGCTGAGGTCTTCGTCTTATGACGGATTACATTAGCCATTAATATGTACCTCCATCTATTGTACTGTCTTCATGTAGAACTACTTTTCCTTGAGTTCCATTAAACAACTCAAGAACAAAAGCATTTTTACTATCGTCCCATCCAAATGACCTACCGGTATTTGAGTTATCATCATAAAACTGGATTATTGAATCACCACCACCATTACGACCTACTTCTAAACCATAATATGCTTTAGTGTATTTATGCAATTCTACTGAAGTATTGGAATATGTAACGACAGAAACGTTATTACATACCGTTTTATATTTACCATCAGATACCCATAGTAGACCAGTATCAGCATCACCTATAGCCAATGCATTCGAACCTATTAGTGAAGCACCAGGAATAGTACCAATACCAATCGGCTTATTAACTGATGTATGCATATTACTAATTGTAAAGTTGAGTACTGAACTATCGTTTATGAATACTTTCAATCCACCGTTAGAACCAACAAGACCAGAATCAGTATCACCTATGGCTACAGCATCTACACCAGATAGATTACCAGTAACACTACTTACACCGACCATAATTGGCTTATTGTCATACGTACGTAAACCATTACTAAAGGCAGCTACTCCAGTATCAGCAGGTATAGTAAAATGTACGGTTGGTGTACTACCACGATATACCTGAAATACTCTAAGTGTTTCACCATCCATATCAATGGAAGTACGTGTATTATTAACAGAATCAACAAATATAACTTCAGGTGTATTGTCTGTACCATTGTCGAGTCTAAGAGCACTTGACATAGTATCACCAGTTTTCTTAACAAATTTTCCATCACCAGATAATTTCCAGTCAGCAGGATTTGCACTTGGTGCTTTATTCGTATTGTTAGTACGAGCAACATATGGTAAATCAGATTCAGTCGCAACGTCACCTACTTTATATGCTGTACCATTATTCCAAATCAATCCACCACGTTCACCGTCTTCAGAGATTTCTTTCCAATCAGTCGGATTTGAGTTTGGAGTCTTACCGACATTATTAGTCAGAGCAACATATACAAGACCAGCTCCATGACCAACAATATCATTGACTTTATAATCAACAGTATTATCCCAGATTAGTCCACCACGTTCGTCTTTACTTAATGGTTTCCAATCAGCAGGATTTGTAGATGGAGAACTATTTGTACTTGCTGTAAGTGCAACATAATTTTGACCACTTTGAGTAACTAAATCACCGATAACATATGTCGTAATATTACTCCATGCTGTACCAGCACGTTCAGCAGTTGATGCTTCATCCCATGATGCAGGAGTCGTAGACGGACGCTCATTTGTATTAACAGCAGTAGCTATATATACTTTTCCGCTGTCAGATACGATATCGCCTATAGCATACGTATATGTAGCAGACCAAATAACACCACCATACTCTGCACCTGATGAAGCTGAACTCTTTTTCCAATCTGTAGGGTTAGTTGATGGAGCCACATTAGTATTAGAAGTCAATGCAATATAAATATCACCAAGACTTGAAACTACATCTCCAACTAAATATGTCTCAGTTGATAACCAAGCAATACCACCACGTTCATCTTTAGAATCTTTGTTCCATGATGCAGGAGTTGTCAATGGACGCTCACCAACGTTATTTGTAGTAGCTGTATATGTGTAACCATTGTCTGAAACCACATCACCAACAATATAGTTAGTTGTGTTATTCCAAGAAATACCACCACGTTCAACAAACACTGTCGTAACTTTTTCCCAATCAGTAGGATTTGCAGAAGGCAGCTTATTTGTATGGTTGGTTTTAGCTACATATAACTTACCAGCTTCAGAAGTTGTATCACCAATTTTATATGCTGTAGCATTGTTCCAAATTAGTCCACCACGTTCACTTGGATTTCCTAATACCCATGGTGAAGCAGGAGGTACAATACCAGCAGATACGCCACCAGCAGGAGCGATATAGATATCATCACCTATTGTTACGATGTCACCCTCTTCATATGGAATAGAATTGTCATATTTGCCTTGTGCGACCTTATTAGTGTCAAGAAGCTTCCAGTTAGCAGGGTCAGTGTTTGGACGTGTTCCTGATGCTAATATGGTGTTTAGAGCCATATATATATCTGGACCATCTGTAACAACATCACCAGTAACATAATCTCGTGCAGTGCTAAATGTCACTCCACCTTTTTCTCCTTCAACTCTAGGGAAGGCTTCCCATAGCCAAATCGAACCAGTACCACCAACTGAATCTTCACCTTGGTATACATATTTGTCATTATTAAATACCGTATAACCAGCAAAATCACCAGTAGTAATAAGCACACCATTCACAGGGTCAACACCATCAACATACCAGACTCCACCAGCTACAGTTGAACCAGGGGTAATTGAAGGATATTCAGCAGAACCAGATACAGGTGTAAATGTACCTACATTGTAACGTGTACTTAGAATTTCTTGCCAGTCGATACCATTCAATGGATTAGAGTTGAAGTTATCAGCAAATGCGATATACGCTTTATTGTTGACAGAAACGATATCACCAGTTAGGTATTCAATTGAATTATCCCAAATTCTACCAGCGAATTCATCATCTACTATTTTTTTCCATTCAGTAGTTACAAAACCACCTGTATTTGCTACTAGAGCTACATATGCTGTATCGTTATATACTGAAACATCACCGATTTTATATTCAATAGAAGTACTGTATTCGATACCACCACGCTCATTTGGAGTTGCAAGCATCCATGGAGTTGCAGGAGGAGGATTTCCAGCAGGTACACCACCGGCAGGAGCAACATAAACATCATCACCAACAGTTACAATATCACCTTGCTCATAAGCAAGTGAAGAATCATATAGACCATTTTTCGTAGTGTCCAATTTTTTCCATGAAGATGGAGTCAATTGAGGATTGTTGTTTATGCTATTTAAAATAGCTACATAAAGCTCATCATTATACGAAACAACATCACCAATCAAATAGCTATAAGATGTACTCCATAATATACCACCACGTTCATTTGCAGCGACAAGTTCTTTCCAGTCTGAAATATTTGCAGATGGTAACTTACCAGTATTTGAAGTCAATGATAAAAATGGAACTCCATTTTCAGAAACGATATCACCAATTGCATATGTTTCACCAGCAGACCATACAACACCACCACGTTCTGGGTAAGTAACAACTTTCCAGTCAGCAGGATTAGATGAAGGAACAGAACCTGTACTTGCAGCTATAGCAATATAAGCAGTTCCATTTTCTGAAACCATATCACCGACTTTATATGCTATTGAACCATCCCATAGTACACCACCGTATTCAGTATAGCTAGAAGCAGAAACTACCTCTTTCCAATGTGATGGACTCGTAGATGGTACTTGACCTGTATTGTTTGTAAGAGCTACATATACATCATCGCTTTGTGTTACAACATCACCAACTTTATAGACTGTACCAGTTTCCCATTTTACACCACCAGCTTCAGTAAATGTAGCAGTAGCATTTGATTTCCAATCGGCAGGATTAGATGATGGAACTTTACTTGTATTGTTAGTAATAGCTACAAAAACATCACCACCATCAGATACAACATCACCAATTAAATAGCCTACAGAGTTTGACCAGACGATACCACCTTTTTCACTTGGATTAGACAAAATCCATGGTGGAGCAGGAGGCGTAGTACCGGCAGGTACACCACCGGCAGGAGCAATATATATTTTACCACTATATACAACTAAATCATTCTCTATATATGATGTAGATGAGTCATATTCAGCATTTATAATATCAGACGTATTTAGTTCAAGCCAATCACCTGGATTTAAAGATGGAGTTGTTGAATTACCAGTAATTGAGATAAAAATCTTATCGCCATCAGATACGATGTCACCAACAGAATACACACTAGAGGTGCTGTATAAAAGACCACCACGTTCATGGTCAGTCATCAATACCCAAGGTGAAGCAGGAGGAATCGTACCAGCAGGTACACCACCAGCAGGAGCTGTATAGATATTATCTCCAACAGTTACAATATCACCTTCTTCATAATTGATAGATGTATCATATTTTGAATTGGATATTTTTGATGTATCTAATAGTTTCCAATTTGCAGGGTCAGTATTAGGACGTGTTGAGGAAGCCAAAATAGTAGTCTTAGCCATATAAATCTCAAGACCATCTTCAACGATATCTCCAGATATATAATCTCTCGCTGTACTAAAAGTGACACCACCTTTTTCTCCACTCACTCTTGGGAATGGTTCCCACAACCAGATTGAGCCAGTACCACCGATACTATCTTCACCCTGATATACATACTTGTCATTGTTGAATACTGTATAACCAGCGAAATCTCCGGCAGTTACTGTATATCCATTTACTGGGTCGATACCATCTACATACCAAACACCACCGGCAGTTGTCGTACCAGGAGTAATCGTAGGATATTCTTGAGAACTATTTGGAGTAAAGACACCAACGTTATATCGTGTACTTAAAATCTCTTGCCAGTCATTACCGTTTAATGGGTCTGAATTGATATTATCAGCAAATGCAATATATGCTTTATTACGGACAGCAACTATATCACCTACTTTATATTCAGCAGAATTGTTCCAGTTTCTACCAGCAGATTCATCTTCGATTATCTTCTTCCAATCGTTAGTATTAAACGTACCAGAGTTAGCATTTTTAGCCATGTATCCAGTCATGTTATGAGAAACGATATCACCAGTATCATATGACTCTATAGAGCTAAATGACATACCTGTTTTTACAGCTCTTGTCTTTAGTACCCATGGTGAGTTTGGAGGTACTACACCAGCAGGAACACCACCAGCAGGAGCAATATAAATATGACCATTGTAAGAGATGATATCACCTTCTTCATAAGCCAACGTAGAATCATATAGTCCATTTTTTGTAGTATCTAATTTCTTCCATGAAGATGTAACTAGCTGAGGATTATCACCAGTGTTATCTGCTATGGCTATATATATCTCACCGTTTTCAGCAGCGACATCATCTATAACATATGCCGTACCATGATTCCATGCAATACCACCACGCTCAGAAGCTCCTACAAGCTCTTTCCAATTTGCTGGACTTGTTGATGGTGGAAGACCAGAACTTGTCGTGAGAGCTAAATATGGGACACCACCCTCTGATACTATGTCTCCAACTTCATATGAGTTAGTTGCAGACCAAACAACACCACCACGTTCAGGTGTTGAAATTATGCTCCAATCTGTTGGACTTGATGATGGAGTTGAACCAGCATTATTCGTAAGTGATATATATGCAAATCCCCCTGAAGACACTATATCTCCTGTTGTGTATGAAGTAGTCGCATCCCATATCACACCTCCTTTTTCAGCAGTTCCACTAGCTAGAGACCATGCAGTTGGATTAGTTAATGGGTCTAAACCAATACTTGCTACCAAGGCAATATATAATTTATCACCAACGCTTACAACATCACCAATTTTATAGTTAATCGTGGAATCAAATGTGACACCACCAGCTTCTACAAATGGGTCTATGATACCAGTAACATCAACTGAAATTGTCGAACCATCATCACGAATAAGCTCAAGCTCATTTGTAGTGTGATTAAATTGACCGCCAATGATTCTTGACTGAGATGCAGATGCACCTGAGATATCAACATTGACATCAGTACCATCGTTCATTCTTAACGTCAAAATACCTGCTGCATTCACAATAGCACTATCTAAGAATTTATCAAATGATGATGGTGGTGTTGTGTCTACACTAAAAGTAGTACCTGAAGCCATTGTGACAATCAAATCTGGAGCAACGTAAGATAATCCAACTACCTTATCATCATCACCAATTCCTTGTGGAATTGGAATAGTAGTACTAGGAGCACCACTACAATAGCTACATACTAAATCTGTTCCGCTTACTGTTAATGAGCTAATTCCACAAGCTGTAGCCCGTGGGTCAGTCAAATCTACAATTATACCTTCTTGCATATTGTCTTTCCTTTGTTTTTTTTACTTAATCTTTATCTAATAATAAAGAGTTTTTACA